CGTCGTGAAGGTGGTCGTGGTACTGAGATCACTACTCTTCCTGGTGGACAGAACTTAGGTGAACTGTCTGACATTGAGTATTTCCAGAAGAAACTATACAGAGCACTTGGTGTTCCCGAGTCTCGTATTGCTGGATCTGGAGAAGGTTTCAACCTCGGTCGCTCTTCCGAAATTCTTAGAGACGAAATTAAGTTTACTAAGTTCGTCGGCAGAATGAGAAAGAGGTTTGCGAATGTCTTTAATGACATGCTCAAGACTCAACTCATTCTGAAAAATATCGTTTCTCCTGAAGATTGGGAGATTCTTTCGGATCATATCCAATACGACTTTGTTTACGATAACCATTTCTCTGAACTCAAAGAAACTGAGTTGATGAATGAGAGATTGGCGGTCGTTGGCGCCGTTGAACCTTATCTCGGAAAATATTTCTCTACTGGTTATGTGAGAAGAACTATTCTCAAGTTCACTGATACTGAAATTGAGGAGATGGATAAGGAGATCGAGAAAGAAATCAAAGACGGTAAAATCATGGATCCCGTCGTAGCACAACAAGCTGAGATGGGTGCGGCCATGGGAATGGATATGGGTCAACCAATTAATGAACCCGAGTTAGATGGATCTGCAACAGAGGCTCCAGAGATGCCTCAAGGCGGAGAAATCTAATAAACACATAAATAGGGGTGTAGCCACTACATAATTATGGATGATTTAATTAATATGGTTGTGGGAAATGAGTCTCCTTCTGAGATTCATGCCAAAATCAAGGACCTTTTGACACAGAAGGCTTCTGACAATGTTGAGGTTGTTACCCCTGCGGTAAGTGCTTCAATGTTCGGTGGACCAAATCCTTATCTGGATGAACCTCAATCGGACGAAGAAGATTTTGAACAACCCGAAGGCGAAATGGATTCTTCTGAGGAAGAACCTATTGAGAGTCCTACTGCGGAAGTAGAGACTGAATATGATGAGGAAGAAGAAAACTAAGCTTTACTTAAAATGAAACTCATTACAGAAGAAATCGAATCAGCAAAGATTCTTATCGAAGAAAAAGACGGTAAGAAGTCTATGTTTATTGAAGGCGTTTTTCTGCAGGGAAACCTGAAGAATAGAAATAATCGTATGTATCCTGTTGAAATTCTCGAAAGAGAAGTTCAGAGATATACAGAGTCGTTTATTTCTAAAGGACGTGCCCTTGGTGAACTCGGACATCCCGATGGACCAACGGTTAATCTGGATAGAGTTTCTCACAAGATTGTTGACCTTCATAGAGAAGGAACCAACTTTATTGGTAAAGCAAAACTGCTTGACACTCCAATGGGTGTCATCGCAAAGTCCTTATTGGATGAAGGTGTAACTCTCGGAGTTTCTTCGAGAGGTATGGGTAGCCTCCGTGATACACAGGAAGGTTACAAAGTCGTAGGTGAAGATTTCATGTTAGCAACTGCTGCTGATATCGTCGCTGATCCTTCTGCTCCTGATGCATTTGTCAACGGCATCATGGAAGGGGTTGAGTGGATCTGGGATGCTGGAATCCTCAAAGCAAAATCTACCGCATCCTCTGAAATCATTCAGGTTAATGAGGTTGCAGTAGTAGAACCTGAGCCCCAACAGGAGTTACAGGTTGAACAAAAGATCGAAAAAACTAAGAAAACTATAAATAACTTAGTGGATCAAGGAAGACTTGACGAGATGAAACTGGAGTTGTTCCAGTCATTCCTGTCAAATCTTTAATTTATAAATAAATATAGATTACGATATCTACAACGATTAAAAGGAGAGTTCAAATGTCTCGTGGGGATTTACAGGAAATGGAAGCAGGCACTAAGCAATCCAAAACCGCTGTCAATTCTGGCGCCGCTGCTGGCGATGCAATGCCAAAGGCACCAAATTATGTACCTCAAGCAGGTGCTGTAGAAGATCTCGGTGGTCCTACCCCTGAGAACTCCAAGCCAGATGATGATTCTAACAAACTCGCTACTCCTACTAAGACCATCAAACAGGTCAAGGATGTAGTCAATAAAGGTGCGGGTGCTGCTGATCCAATGCCAGCTGGTCTGAAGAAGACTGGTTACGGCGAAGAAACCGAAGCTTCGGCTGAGGATACAATTGCAGAAGAAGAAACTACCGAAGAGGAAGTTGTGGCAGAAGAGGAAATCAGCATCGACGCAGCTATTGATGAGGACGTAAATGCCCTCCTGAGTGGCAGCGAACTCTCCGAAGAGTTCAGAGCAAAAGCAAAACTCGTTTTTGAAACTGCTCTGGCAGCTAAAGTAGATGAAGTAACCCAAAGTCTACAGGAACAGTACGAAACAAAGCTTGTTGAGGAAGTAGAAGCCATCAAGGTTGAACTCACCGAGCGTACCGATTCCTACCTTGAGTATGTCGCAGAGGAATGGTTAGAGGAGAATGCTATTGCTGTTGAGCGTGGCATTAAGACTCAAATGACCGAATCTTTCCTCCAAGGCATGAAAGAGCTTTTTGAAGCACATTATGTATCAATCCCTGAAGATAGATATGATGTACTTGAGTCTATGGTAGACAAACTTGATGAAATGGAGACAAAACTCAACGAGCAGATTGAGAGAAACATCACACTGAACCAACGTCTGGGTGATGCCACTGCTCAAACAATCTTGAATAATGTTGCAGAAGGTTTGGCTATTTCCCAAAAGGAAAAGCTTGCTTCCCTTGCAGAAAGTGTTGAGTTTGAAAGTGAAGAAAGCTATCGTGAGAAACTGGCAACCTTAAAAGAGGCATATTTTGCCCAGAAGTCCAGTGCTCCGAAAGGAAGTGTAGCTCAAGAGTTAACCGAAGAAGCAAGCCATCAAGAAACTCATGTTTCTTCTTCCATGGCAGCTTATCTCCAAGCACTCAATAGCGCATCTTCTAGCAAGTGATTTTTTTAAACTAAAACACAAGGTAAGCAAACAATGCAACAACAAATCAATTACACCCACCTCACCGAGAAGTGGGCTCCTCTGCTTGATGCAGACGGCATCGACAAGATCAAAGACTCCCACAGACGCAACGTAACCGCTGCTCTGCTCGAGAACCAAGAGAACATGCTGCGTGAGAACGCACAGTTCCTCGGAGAAGCTTCCCCCACCAACTCCGCTGGTACTGGTGGATTCTCTGGTTCCGCTGCTGAGGCTGGCCCTGTTGCTGGTTTCGACCCCGTTCTGATCTCCCTGATCAGACGCGCAATGCCTAACCTGGTCGCTTATGACCTGGCTGGCGTTCAGCCCATGAGCGGTCCTACTGGACTCATCTTCGCAATGCGCTCCCGTTACACCAACCAGAGTGGTACTGAGGCCCTGTTCGACGAGCCCAACACCGCATTCTCTGGTCAGGACAACGACCAGTCCCTCACAGGCGGTTTCTCTGACGTTGCTGCTGGTTTCGGTACTGGTGCTCAGTCTGGTTCTAACCCCTCTGTTCTGAACCCTGTTGGTTCTGCAACCACCTCTGCTTACAACGTTGGTCAGGGTATGACCACTGGTGAGTCTGAGGCACTGGGCGATGGCGCTAACAACCACTTCCAAGAGATGGCATTCTCGATCGAGAAGGTCACCGTTACTGCGAAGTCCAGAGCGCTGAAAGCTGAGTACAGCCTCGAGCTTGCACAAGACCTGAAGGCAATCCACGGTCTGAACGCTGAAGCGGAACTCGCCAACATTCTCTCCACTGAGATTCTGGCTGAGATCAACCGCGAAGTTATCCGTACCATCTACAAGATTGCTGAGCAGGGTGCAACCCTCAACACCGCAACTCCTGGTGCATTCGACCTCGACGTTGACTCCAACGGTCGTTGGTCTGTTGAGAAGTTCAAGGGTCTTCTGTTCCAAATCGAAAGAGATGCGAACCAGATCGCTCAAAGAACTCGTAGAGGGAAGGGCAACACCATCCTCTGCTCCGCAGACGTTGCCTCCGCTCTGACCATGGCTGGTCTCCTCGACTACACCCCTGCACTCAACGCTAACCTGAACGTTGATGACACTGGCAACACCTTTGCTGGT